GTCTAGTACAAATGGTGCGTTAGGATCATAATGGAATCCTTCCATACCCTTCATGGAGATCGCCTGAATCGTTGTAGCGTCAGACATCTTGAACATGTGACTCCTGTTGTTAGGAGTTGATGAATCATCAGATGTTCCATCTTTAGGTAGAACCTGTGAACCTCTAAGTGCGTTACCTACGATAGCAGTGTAAGGAGGAACTGTAATTGGTAGTTGCTCATAGAACTGCGATGCAGATAGTTTTAGAATAGCAGGTGTTAGGTCAGTAACACTACCTTGATCAACATATGCGTGATCTTGAGTAGAGATACCAACGTTAACTTTAAAGTTAGATGTGTCGGGAACTTCAAGAACCTCGAAGTAAGACTTAGAAACTTTATTTGGATACTTGGTTGTTGTTAGACCAACGAAGGCAGTACCACCAGAAACATAGAGGTAATCGGTAGTAGAAACACCAACGTTCAATACAACAGAGTTAGCATCAGGAACAGCCTGTACTAGGAACTGGTAAGAACCTTGTGTATGTACAGCAGGGAATTTACCTGTAATTGTCTGACTATCAGATGCGGCACCAACGTTAACAGTAATTGTATTAGTTGTTACAGCAGTGATATTCAATGCTGTGTTGTATGCAGGGTCAGGAGAACCATCTCCAGCAGTTTGACGAGGATATGTATGGTCGGTTGTGTATCCGTCCATAGCGCAACGGAATGTTAAAGCATCCGTTGTAAGTCTAATTGAAGTACCAGCAGTAAGTGTGTGAGCACCAATTGTAAGTGTCATATCACCAGAATTCTGGTTATATGTTGCAGCACTTACATCATGGTTAACTAGAGGAGATGCACCAACGTTAACAGTAATTGTATTAGTTGTTGTACCAGTAATACTTAACTGTTGTCCTGCCGCTGGGTCAGTACCTGCTCTAGGATATGTCTTCTGAGATGCATTACCGTTCATCGTACATGTGAACGTAAATGCGTTATTAGTAATAGTAACCTTGTCAGCAGTTGATAAGGAGTGACCAGCAAGGGTCATCTCGAAAGCACCGTTAACTGGGTTATATGTTGCACCAGATGGTGTTACACTTGATCCACCAACGACTTGAACACCGTTAGTTGCACAACTGTTGAATGTGTGAGCGTAGTTACCACCAGAAACTACAGCGCCTGATTGAGCACTTTGGAATTGGTGAGCAAATCTTGCAGAACCAGTATACTGAACACTTAAGTTCCTGATTCTAACAGTTGCACCGATTCCAACTTCGGGAGCAGCACCAACACCAATAGCAGTTATTGTACATAGACCAACTGCCTTGTTGTATGTCATACCAAGACAGTTAAATACGTTACCTCCAGATAGACACTCAAACTGAATATCTTGTAACTGAACGAACGTACCAGTGTTTTGTAGTCCGTGGCCAGGAGCTGTAATTGTCGCAACACCAGTTTGATAGGTGTAATCAACACCTGTAATTGGTGTAACAGGACGAGCAGCATCGCAAGCCTTCTTAATAGTCTTAAACGCCAAGTTAGGTGCAAGACCGTTGTTTGTGTCAACTCCATCTTCAGAGTCAACGTAGTAAATTCTTGTTTGGTTACCTACAATCTCATATCCAGGCAATCCATCAGCCTGAACTGCAAGTGCATAACCTGTAGAACCTATACCGATTCTTACGTTACCACTATTGTAAGTAAGGATATCACCTTTGGTGTTCATTGCAGCGGCAGAGTCACCAGAAGCAAGAACAGACCAGAACGTTCCAATTCCAGCAGTAGGAACTACGTTTACGTGAGAGTTACCAATAGAGATGTATGAGTCAGATCCATATCTAGCAATATGGCCTGGATGATATTCAAAGGTAGTGGAGAAACCACCTGTGAAATTAAATCCTTTAACTAAGAGATCCCAAACTTCAGCACCGTTATACTTCTCTGGAGCAATCGATCCTAAACCAACCTGAGTAGGAGAAACGTTGGTTGTAACACCGATACTGTGACGGTAAATATTACCACCATACTGAACAAGGTCACCTCTATAATAGGCACCCTCAACATATGTTGAAGCAGCACCAGCAAGACCATCTGCTAAGATACTCCACTTAGCGTTAGGATCTGTAGATACTCCTAAGTTTTGTGGAGGTTGGAACCCTGCGAGTGATGTTGTTAACGCAACATAAGATGAACCGTTGTAGTTTACAACGTCACCTGATTGATACTCGGAAGATAAATCCCAAGTTCCCTCGTTTTTAAATCCTTTAACGTACTCACTAACTTTCGTCTTATCGATGAAAGTACCTTCTGAGGTATGAGCAGATGTAACTCGATAAACAACGTTACCGAAAGTAACAAGGTCGTTAATCTTGTAATATGTGCCAGTTGTCCAAGCACCTCTTTGCGCCAGTCCCTCAATATGGAGGTTCCAGTTACCTAAATCGTTTTGGTAAAAGTTACTGGTACTTGCAGTTGACGTATGATTGACGGTTGCAACATAGGTGTTACCGCCAAATTTGACGATATCGTCGATCACATAGGCTTTGCTAGCAGCCCAGTCACCTGTCCAGTTGAATTTTACTCTTCCAAGTCTAAACTCAGCCATTGTTTCTCCTAGTTAATTATCTGAGGGGGGATTGTTTTATTTTGGCCCAACGGCGTCATATGCGTAGTCAGGGCCGTTGAATCTTATAACAAAATAACCGTCATCATCTATGTAATAGTATAAATTTCTGCGGTCAAAGCGGATCTGTTGGTATTTATCATTTGGATCATCTAGATATTTTTTTTCGGTAGCAATGTCATTACGAATAACTGAGGTTTTACCGATACCTGCATCATAGCAACCATAATCAATACCGTCACCGAATTCTGGAACCATCGTTCCGTTGGTACGGTAAAATTCACCTAATTCTGTTCCAGCAGCACTAACTTTAGCAAAAGATAACATGTGATTTGCATCTCTTGACAAGGCATACACGAAAAAACCCGACGACTCGGACGGTTCAAAAGTACCCGAAATTGAATTACTTAAGGTTAGTGCCATGGTTAACTTGCCCTATTGTTGAAGATCTTCCAAAGAGTTCCATTCCAAATAAATGTCACAGACGCACCCGAAACGTCCATAATAAAAGGCGAAGACGCCCTAACTAAATGCCCATTCTCGAAATCATGTGTTGAAACAACATTTATAGGATTTATACTTAGAAAATTAGAAAAATCCTCAACCCATACCCAGTCACCAACCGCACGAGGGGTTGGCATAGTTAGGTTAAAACCAGCTGGACTGTTCTGAGAATCTACTGTATACTTTTGGTTCGTACCAACTGTATAGTTTCCAGATACAAAAGTCCATCTTGCTTTTGCAAGTTCAAATCCACCAGGCGTTGCACCGTCGTGGACAACAGCCGTGTTCTTGTCTGTATCTACTGTTATCTCTGCTAGAGCTCCAGTAAAGTTGAAGTGTTCAGCTGTAGTTCCTTTTCTAAATTGAACCTGCTTGGTCATGAGTCAGATGTCAAATAGTTATGCTTCTCATCTTATTTATACATTAGATAATAACAAGATAGGTTCTCGCCTCTTCAAAGACCAGATATTCAGTTGGAGAAAGACCAGTAACAGAAATTTGTCCAATTCCAACGAAGGTTGCTCTTTGATATGACTCCTTAGAACTGGCAAGACCTTTGAACCTTCCTTCTCCGTAAATTGGAGCCCATGCTCTCCTCTCTGAAGATCCACCAGATATGTTGTAGAGAACTGCCTTGCCGATACCAATCGAAGGAGTGTAATCGACAAATGGATGTACGAGAGGTGTATTGGAGAATGTAAATCCACCCGATGTGCCAGGATCTTTGTCGTCTCCGTAGTATCCAAAGTTCTGTATTGGTTTTGTAATACCAACGCCAGAAATTGTGGTAATACCAGATGCAGTAGGAGAGTATAACCAATGAAGCTTCGTAATTGCAGAAGCGCCCTTGAGATCGTAAAGAATTGTTCCATCTGTGGAATCTGCAGTAAATCTTGGTATTGCAGTACCAGAAAGTGTAACTGTACCAACACCAACTTCTCTTGGTGTAGTAGCTGTCTCTGCAGATCCAAAGAATGTTGAGAACCCACCACCACGTTCGGATGGAGTGTAATCGATATCTGGATGAGTAAGTTCTCCAGATATTGTAATTGTTCCAGAAGGAACAAAGTCTTGGAATACTTGGAAGTATCTTGTGTCTGCCTCTCCATCGATATCGACAAGAAGAGAACTTGCAAATCCTTGGAATGGAATTGCCTCTGCAGCAGAACCAAATCCGAATAGAGAACCAGATCCAGTAGCAGTAAGTCTGGTTCCCGTAACAATATTGATGTTGTTGCTGAGAGTGAATGTTCCTGAACCATCGTACTCGAATCTGCGTTGAGCAAATCCTGTACCAGATAATGTAAGAACGGCCGTTCCAATTCCAAGATTGTCGTCTGGAGGTACAGTAGTGACACTCTCTTCTGCAGTTCCGTTGAATATGGAAGTTCCAGCAACAAGTTCTGCAGCTGTTGTATTCTCTGATATACCACCAATTGCAAATAGAGATCCACCACCAACTTCCGAGAATGTTGCTGCTTCGTCTGTTGCACCACCCTCGTAAGTGTATGCTCCAGTACCATCTGAGACAGTTTCGTAGATCTTGGTGATCTTCTCCAGTGTGTAAATACCACCTTCCTGACGAATTGTGTATCCACCAGATGTGCCTGGATCTCTGTCGTCTCCATAGTATCCAAATACATTGATCTCTCGACTTGGGGCAGTACCCGTAAAGTCGAACATGATGGATCCAATGCCGTATTCGGTGGCAGGAGTAAATCTCCATGTTGCACCAAATTCGACTCCATCGAGATCTCCTTTCTCTTCTGGGCCTCCAACACCGTTTCCAGCAGTACCAATACCAAGAATGTAGATAACACCGTGGGTACTGATAGGAGCGTTGGTTCTGGATATTGAACGTCCATCGATCTTGATGACTTCGTGAGTGTTTCCACCTTTTCCATCGAGTATTGTTTGACCGCCTGGGTACTCTGGTAAGAACCTTGTGGTAACAATACCAGTAATTCTGTCTTCTCCACCACCTGGCTGAAGAGTGAATCCAGTTTCGAGACCGATATTTCTGTCGATACCATAATGAGGAGTAAAGTCGATCTGAGGATGATTGAGTTCCCCTTGGAGACGCATAACAGCCTTGGTAGACTGAGCAGCAAAGGAAAGATTCTCCCAAGATGCTCCACTGAATGTATGGAGATATGTTCCTTCTGGTGGATCTCCACTCCATTTCTCGACTGAAGCACCACTGATGGTTGTAATACCACTTGCAGGTGGTACAAGGATCCGTCTGTAAGTGGTAAACCCAACTGCCTGAGTTTGAGTAAGAGCAATACTTCCAGATCCAACAAAGTCTTTTGTGCGACTGTAAGTGGTAATTCCAGATACATCGAATAGAACTGTATTCTCAGGAGTCTGAGCAATGTAACTTTCCTGAGCACCACTAACGAAGTCGAATAGAGATGTTGTACTACTTGCAACTGCAACTCTCTCGTCTGCAGAACCAAGAATGTTGATTGTACCACCACCATTCCATAGTGGAATCCACATGGTCTTGGATGATGGGACTGGTTCTGGAGTATTGAATGTACCGTATGGGAATATAGTTTGTTCTGGAACCTGATCAACGTTAGTCCAACCGTAATCCTCAAATCCTTGATCGATTCCAGTTTGATTGATGAAACCACTATGATATGGATATAAGAACCTATCGTATGATGGGCCCCCAATTGTATTCTCACCAACCTTACCCCAATCCCTAGAGGCATTATTGGTACTAAAGTTGACGTTATAAACGTCTGTTTTATCAAATGTAGGTAATATACTAATATCACCAGAATCTTGGTCAAATAGTAGACCATTATTCTGGAAGTTGAGATCTTGGTCAAACCTGAAGTTACCATCATCGAAGGACTCGATGTAACCAATTCCACCAAGAGGTGATCCAGTAACAGTAAGGTCAATACTGTATGCTGGTTGTCCCGTAATTGAACCCCAATCATCATTCTCTCTACCATACCTGATGGAAGATTCGTTGTACCATACAGTGAGGGTTGCTCCTTCACCAACTCCACCATTAATGAAGATAGTACCTGTAAAGTAATCCTCTGGATGAGTAATAATTCGATGATATGTCTGACCGACTTCTCTTCCTTGACTGAATGTTGCAATACCTGAACCTTTAGGAGCAGGAGATTGAGTAACGTATGCAACACCATTGATATATTTGTAAGCACCCTGTAAGTATGCCTTGGTAGTGGACTCTGCAGATCCACCAACTGAGAATAGAGAACCAGATCCGATTTCTGGGGCAGGAGTAATAGACTCATTACCAGTATCACTGATTGTAAGTTGTCCTTCTTCACCAAATACTGTGTGTTGTGGAGCCTGACTGAACCAGTTGTAACCGAAGATATTGATGCCAGCCTTGTATGTGGCAATACCAGTAATACCAGAAGACTCGTAATGAATTGCTGAAGCAACATCCAGTTTCTCGGAAAGTAGGAATGTGGCAATTCCTGTAAGGGAAGAAGTCTGTCTTGTCCAAGAAGATTCTCCTGTTGATAGAGAATCGAGGTTTGGATAATGTTGACCTCCAAGTTGCATCCAGTTGAAGTCTGGAAGTAAGTATCCCCAGTTCTCTGCTTCCTTCGGAATCGTCTCGTCGTTGGTGACAATTGGCCCCCAATCTTCCGATAGTTGAGTCGGAGTTGCAGTAATAAGACCCCAATCGATCTCTTCTGTAACTTGATCTCCCATAGGGGAGAACCAAGAAGGAGTGAACACAGGAACTCCCTGTGTCATTCCTCCAGTAATATCGAAGAGGTTTATATTGCCGTCTGCCTTCGCCGTAGAGACCTTTGTGGCACCACCAGAAACACCGAAGAGTATGGTGTTGGACTTATCACCACCACCAAATACCAAACTAATATCAGATACAGATCCAGTAAGTCTGATAAGAGATGTACTTGCCTCACTCTCCTTGACTCTAGACTCATGAGCGGATCCAGAGATACCGAAGAGAACGGTGTTATCAACAGTTGCAGGGACAAACGCCTCATCTGCACTACCAGATGCAGTAATCGTATCACCGACACCAAATACTGTACTTTGAGGTGCCTGACTGAACCAGTTGGTTCCAGAGAATGTAGCAGTACCAGAACCAGTGTAATGTGGTGTTGTTGCCTCTTCTGCTTCTGCAAGTTTGAATATACTTCCAGAACCAGTGTAGAAGAACGGTCTGCGTTCTTGAGCACCAACACTGGTTGCCTGATATTCGTCGAAGAATATTCCGCCTTGTACTTTCTGTTCTAATACACCATAATCAACGGCTGATGTAACCGCATCTACTATATTTCCGTAATTCTCAAATTCTACCTGATCTTCGTCAGAGAATGATCTCTCCTTCGCAAGAGGATCTGTGATAATCTCGTCAAATGTAACATCGAGATTATCGAAGGATGCTCCTTCTCTAACTGTAATTGTGCCGTTATCTTCTTTCTCGAACGGATCGTCAGTCTGTCTATAATCGAATATAACTCTCTCAACTTCATATCCCCTTCTATTACCACCTTTAACCTTGGCAGCATTCTTAATAGTAGGAAGATAGGCCTCGTGGTATGGTGTTGTAGTTCCACCACTAATGGTTAGAGTACCACTAGCCTCATAAGGATAAACTTGGTCTAGATCGGTTACTGATAAGCCAGACTTGGCAATAACACCAGAACCATCGTAGTTCGCTTTTGATATAGATTCGTTTCCAGTCCCAGATGGGATGAAGATGACAGGCCCTGCCGCTCCGAGATCTGGTATAACAACTCTTTCGAGTCCAGAACCAATCTCCTGAATCGTACCAGTACCAATCCAAATCTTGACTGGACTGGTTAGTGCCGAATCATTTACATCAAATAGTACAGTATTTGCGTTCTCTGGAATCCACTGAGATCTTGATCTACCGAACTCATCTCTTCCATCTACTACGTTAATTGGGCCAAACGGAACTATATCCGCTACGTATCTTATCTGTCCCCAATCATCTACGTTAAAATAATTTGCGTCTCTTTCAATTATGGCAGTCTGATTTATATCTCCATAGTCAACTATCGTCCCATGACCTACGGTGACATCACCATTGTCCTCTGTGACGAATTCATCTATCTTCGTATTGTCATAGACAAATACGGTCAAATCTATTCCCCCGTAATTAAAAAGGGTCTACTTTGATTATAAAGCAGACCCCACATATTCATATTTAGCGTTTCTATTAGTCGAGTGCGACGTTCAGAGTAATCTTAATTTGGTCTCCGTTGTTCTGAATGTTGTATGGGCCGTTTGTGAACCTTTCAGCGTACATTATACTTGAGTATAGTGTAGCAGTGTTCAGACCTAGTACACCATTAGATGTAGCAGTCATAGAAGGAGTTGTTACAAACTCATCTGCGTTTGGTACATCAAATACTGTGTAAACATTCGACTCAAGAGTTGTGTTACCAGCACCAGCGTTAATGTAAACAATGTCTCCATTCTTCAGTCCGTGGTTAGTAATATTAATTCTACCAAAACTGAATGTAACTGATGGGTCAGTAGCAACCTGAATGTTATCAACCAGAGGCTTATCGAGGTATACAGTTCGTAAACTTCGGTCAATACCTATAATCCTAGTTCCCGTTGCAACTCCAGCGTTACCAGCAACATACTGTCCAAGAGTTAGATCATCGATGCTAACCTGTGGGTCAATAGTTAGGTAAGAGTTACCAACAATTCCTATACATGGGTCTGTGTTATTACCCTTAGTAACGGTAGTTCCAATACCAACACTAGCAGAATGAACAACACCTTGTACTGCGACAGGCATGTTATTCGCACGAGTCACATAGTAACCGTAGATGTTACCAGCAGGCCCTGTGAAAGTGAAAGTCTGTTCTGGGTATGTAGCAGTTGTACCACTACCAACGTTCTTAATAACCCATCTTGATCCGTTCAGCAGAATACCATACTGCTGGTTATAATCTTGGTCTCCTCTGTTATTCACACAGACGGGATAACCAGTATTTGCAGTAGTACCATATCCGTTTACGTTACCATCAATATATGGTTCAAAGTACGCTGTAGCGGAAGGAACATCGCCCTCTGCAGGGGTTGTGTTACTTGTAAAAAGTTTCAGTACAAGGTTACGTGGTGAGTTATCCTGTAAATCTGCGACAAAGTTATTCTGTGCGATAAGATAACGCAGCGACTCAATTTCACCAATATTAGGAACGAGTAATGCCATTGAAAACTACCTCTGAAGGGGTTAGAACGTTAAGAACTATACTTATTTATAATTTTAATTTTAGAGAGATCAGCAACCTTCTTACGTCAGTCACGCTGATAACACTAAAATTAAGAATATCACCAGCCACAATTGTGGTCGTCCAATTATTTAGGACATCATCAAAGTATTTATTTGAATTTGTAAGTTGCACTCTTTGAGCAGCAGTAATACTGTTAAATGCAGGGTAATCTGCAAAAGTGCATTTTGAAATATCGAAGACTATATCACCAGTCTGATCACATAGAACAGTTATACTTTCTATGACGCCAGTTACATCCAATGATAATTTACCTTTATCACCGATTTGCATTGGCAGACTTCCACTATCAATTACATAATTGACAGTTCTTGTTAAATCAGCAGCTGCAGCAAGAGCAATAATAACTACGTCATCATTTGCTAGTGGAGCAGTTGTAAATACAATCTTATCACCAGAAATATTATAATCGTTTGCTGGATCTAAGAAAAGACCATTTTTAGTAACAATAAGTTGTTGATTATTGTTAGGAGTATATGCAGCTCCCTGATCATTTATAGAAAATGTTACTTCTGCACCATCTTGTACAGGAGTTTTCCCTAATATGATATTACCATATTGAATAGACTTTGAGGGAATCTCATAATCTACACCAACATTATATTGGCCAGGTTCGTTAAGCGTTACTAGATAATCTGCCATTATGTTACGCCTGGAATTACGAGAACATTTCCTTGAATGGGTCTAGTTTTATACGCATTAGGCGATGTTAAAACTAAATCATACACATATCTTCCACCCTCTATAGTATTTGTAGTTGTACTAGCCATAGCTACTTTTATCTGACCATTAACTCTATTTGGAAAAGTTACGATAAAAGCATTATATTTTGTGGCAGCAGGATGTTTTCTTAGTTTAGCTTCTCCAGTGTAACCAGTTAAGTTCAAAGCAGACGAATTCTCGTTTTTAACCGTGAATGTTGCTTCAAAATCTACACCTTGATCGAGAACCAAATTGATGTTCCTTGCCGTCATCTGTCAAAAGGGGGATTTTAGTTATTTATCACAATTTGGTCAAAACCTGTTTCAAGAGGTCTTTGACTTCATTGATTTCATTCTTTAAGTTATCAATGTCTTTCTTCTGAGTTTCTAGATCAGATAACTCAACCATTCTTCTTTTTTTAAGATCTAAGTATGCGTTATACTCAGTATCGGAGCAATTCAATATTGCTCCTGATTCTTGATCCCTATAAAGAGATGAACTATTTTCAACTTTTATTTTATTCATTAAATGGATGCAATTGCTCTCAAGTCACGAATCTTAGGAACGTAAGCGTAGTTAGTTCCACTCATAACAATCTTAATCTGGAATCCATTAAACTGTGGTAAGTTCTTGGCATTAAACTCATATTCTTTGTAATCAGTATTAGTTGCTGAAGAAAGGATCCTTCTGTCAGGTTTACCATTATTCTTAGCAACATCTATAGGATTACCATTAGAATCTAAGTTATCGAAGCCAGGGAATAGTTCAAATAACTGATACTGTGGTGGAGCATCTATTCTGAATATTCTATAAAGAACTCGGATATCGTTTGTTGCATGTCTGTAAGCATCAAACATAACCTTCAATCCATCAGCAGACTTCTCAAGATTAACAATCTTGGAAAGATAAATTGCAGCACTTGGATCAGAATTTAGAGAATTAACCCTACGATCTGTTGTATAATCTTTAATCTTAGAGTTAAGTCTATCCATGACTGTAATCATGTTAACTCTATCCAAGTCAATCATTGGACTTACTTTAGAATCCTCAGTACTTAAGAATGTCTGTAAAGTAAATGATTTTCTTCCTTCAAAATCTACTAACTTATCCAATTCATTTTGCTTAGAAGCAATAATTCTTGGAGAACTTAAAATATTATTACTGTTTAGAGATACAGCCTCATATCCTTGATCTACAAATGCAGTAGCAGTTCCATCTGGACTATTACCACTAAAGGTTCTTACTCTAGCACTAATCTCAGTACCATCTGGAAGAAGTGTTGCCACATTTGGTCTTATAATATTAAATGGAATGTTCTGTGTTGCCATTGGGCCATAAGGAACACCAACTTGAACATACTGTTGATCATAACTACCACCAGACTTAGTTTCATTAAAGAACAATTCTGGGAATCCACTAGCATTTCCAGTTGCTCTATCTAATCCACGACTTGATATTCCAACCTTAACCCAGTAACTATCGACATCAATTGGATATTTACTGAGATCAGTATCACTGAATTTATGAGTTGTATTAATTCTCCTTAGAGATACTCCATCCAACTCATACTTAAAGACTTTATCATTAACATTGTAATCTCCAGCTTTAGTATCATCAACAGCCCTAGTAATATTATTAATAGAAGATGTTGTAGTTGTTACACCAGTATATTTCAAAATTTCATTTCCAACCTTAAGATAGCCTGGATTGGAACTACTTACTGGTACATTTTCAAAGGAAGTAAAGATACCAACAGCGGTTACTGTGACATCTTCTGTGCTAGAAGAATCAACTGTTTGAGTTAGTTTTTCTGGCTTAACATCAGGTTCTACTCCAGTAAGAGTAACTAGATCTTTCTCAGAGTACATACCATGATTTTGGTGTCTTACTCTGAAATGCAATCCATCAGTGATGTTGTTGAGGTAAGCAATAGAACCACCATTAACAACACTAGTTCCACTACCACCAACATAAACAACAGCAGATGATGCATCAACTTTAGGTTTGCCCTGAATATTATCAAGAACTAACGTGTTGAAGGCACTAATAACACCAACATTATTTGGAATTGATAGACGTAAATCCTTACCAAATCCACCAGTATTAGTTGCACTAACAGTCAAGACATCACCAGCAGAGTATCCAGTTCCACCAATAGCAACTGTTGCAGCAACAGCAACTCTGTTATTAACGTGGAGATCAACCGTAGCACCAGTTCCTCTACCATATTCAGATATTAAAGGAACTCCAGAGTAAACAACAGATGTAGCAGCAAATCCACTACCAGCATTTGTTACATTAAGAGCACTTCCAACACCAATTGCACCAAGAACCTTATTCAAGTTTGCCTTGAAGTTTGGATTATTCTGTTGATAGATTGTTGTACCTTCACTTAAACCTGTTTGTTCTGCAGAAGTTAAACTCTTACCAAGTCCAACAACGGCAGTATAGGCAAGAAGATCCAATGGGTTTGGAGCAAGAGATACAATCTGTCTGTTTCCAATATCTAGATCTGGGTTATAGAAGTTAACTCTACCTTCTTCAGAAGTAAAGTCTGCCCTGTATAAGTTAAACTTGAGGTCTTCTAACTGACTTGGATCCCATGTAGCACCGTTCTGTGACTTGAATAGTGAACCAAGTAGAGGCTGGGAAGAAACAATAATCTTCTCAGAATCAGCAGAGTTAACCGTTGTTATATCTTCTTCTCCCATTCTGGAGATAAAGACATAGTATTCATTAGATGCAGAAAGTAGAACTAGACAATATTCTCCACCACCTTCACAATATACAGGAGCAGGGAATGTAAATGTTGTTGCCTTAGATCCATCTTCAGATAGAACAACTTCATCGGGATCAAGAATACATTCACCAAATGGTAGAATTTCTTGAGTAGGTAAACCAGTTTGTAGTGTTCTTACTTGTAATGTAACAGGTAGTTGGTTCGTATCCTTTGCCTTAAAGTAAACATCACACTTAGTAAGGAATACTCCATTAATGTCTGGTATCTCAAATGATTGTGCAAGAGGGTCAACCCATCTTGTTTGAGTAGTAGATCTATTAGAGAATGTAGTTCCTACAGTTAATCTCTTACTTGTATCTGTAAGAGTTCTATCTTCAGATGAAGGAATTCTTTGAACGTCAGCATTTCTCATCCGTAATGTAGATGCCTCTACAGTCTGTAATGTACCAGATGAAGTGAAGTTTGCCTCACCAGAACTATCAGTAAATCCAGAAATAGTAGCATTAACCTGACTAGTAGATAGAGTGAATGTCTTAGTACCAGTATTAAATGTAGGGGCAGAAGGAATAGTTGGATCTGGTAAGAATAAAGATCCAAGAAGTGATCCTGCCTTATCTGTAATAAGTCTTATTGTTTTAACAGTAGCGATAGCACCACTAGACTGACCAACAAGTTTCATACCAGTAGTGATATATCCATAGAATCCAGATGCAGACTGAAGTTCTAGAGATGCGGTATCAACATTTAATAGTCCAGTTGTTGATGAGTATGTAGAAGAAATACTTGACGCTGGTTCGTATGGATTCTGTTTGTAAACCTGTGATGGATTATTGTAAGGGCCATACTTATGATTCTGATTTGCTAATCTAAATCTAATTGCATCAGTATTTGAGTTTGGACGACTTCCTTCAACAACTTCACCAGCACCAAATGTACCACTGACCATTGTAATTTCTACAAGTTTAGGTACGACATACTTCTGCATGTCGATGTTATCAAAGAATGGATAGAGTCTTGTATTGGGCTTAAGTCTTCTACATACAAACTCAATATTTCTTGATCGCATTGTAGCGATAACTTCTGTATTAACTACCTTATCACCAAGACTTGTAGTATCAAATCTTTCTCCAACCCTAAACTGAATACCTTGTCTTGTTTGGTTAGTTGTGGTTGTAGTTGTTACCTCTTTGAAATCAGTCTTAGCATCCTGATAGTTCTTGGTAGTAGTAATAGGAATACCTTTTCCACAAACATACTTACCACGTACTGTTGATGTACCAGTAAGAGTTGTTTTTGTCTGACTGTATAGTGATGGGCCTGTTGTAGAACTTTGTCCAGTCCATGTGGTTTCCCATGAACCCCAATCAACAGGTGAAAGACCAGTGTTACTGTCTGCACCAGTAATTCCCATTGTGGAGTTAAAACTACCCTCAATGTCATATGTTGCAGAAGTTCTTCTAGTTTCAATCCATGTATCTGTGCCTGGATTTAGTTCAACTTGACCAATCCAGTTAACAACAGCAAATGGGTTTACATTCTCAATTCTAGTTGCAAATTTGTTCTCAAGATAGATTGTATCGCTGTAGTTTAGACATACAACATCACCAATTCTCTTGACATTGGTATCTCCCAAGTCTGTGGCATATCTGTAGTCCGCAGAAGGGTTAGATGATGTTGCAGCACCAACAATCGCTTCAGATCCTAATAGTAAATCTATAGAAGTAGTATAATGTTGTGGTCTCAATCTTCCATCAACAGGGTCGATAGAAGCCTTATATTGACCATTAGTTACATCACCAGAAGCAACAGATTTGAAGTTATCTACAAAGAATCCAGACTTAAATCTATCAAGATTAGTTTGTGGATCTTTGAGTGACATTGAACCTGTTTCTACTTCAAGTAGAGACAAAGAAGTATAGTACTCAACATTCTTCAACCTATTTTCAATTTGGTTGATATCCTTCATCCTATATCTCTTATGTTTAGCAAAAGTCATATTGACTTCTCTAGTATCATAAAGATATGGAGGAAGATGAATTGTAGCAACTTCTAATGCATTATCAAGAGTATTTGGTAATTTTGGCCAATCTGATGGAACACCTTGAGATAAAGTAAACTGACCTTCTTTACTCAAGAATAACTTATCAATTCTACCAAGATAATAATTGTATGATATATTAAATGATTTGTCCTTAGCTAAAACATGTGAAGAAGATGATGTGCCTGGAAGGAACTGTCTTGCTTCAAATTCCCAAGGAGATCTGCCAGGAATTGTTTGAGTAACTCTTGGTCTTAAGTCAATAATATCAGATCCATATCTTCCACCAACAAGAGGAAGAGAATCCTTATATAATTCAGAATCATAACTGTTAACAGTTACAAAATCGCCAGGGTCAGATTCATCAATTACAAAGTTGTTATAAACAATCGTTAATCTTCTAGTAGGGGCTTCTGTTCCTTCTTTTCTCTGAAGAGCAGAGAAATCAACATAATCCAATCTTTGGCCAGGATCAAATTCATAGTTATTTCTAATGTCTCTATCGCCAGGAATGAATGTTTGAACTACACCCTGAACATTAGTTTCTTCAAATAGAATCTCTTCACCAACTTCAAATGAATTTTCATTTTGATAAACAAAACTTACTTCATCAGATCCATTTGTAGTTACAAATATAGCAGATGCTCCAGAGTTCTTTCCAACTATAGTTTCACCCTGTAATGCATTTAGAATATTAGAGTTTAAACTAGTTAACTGTAGAATTGGGAATTGTGGATCAGAAGTAGTTGAAGATTCTAATACTGCAAGAACATAAGCAACATCACAAGTACCTAGAGATATTCTACTATCTTGAACCCTATTACCATAAGTAGTATCATAAGTAAGACCATCATTTAACTTCTGCAATCCAACGCCTGACTGAGTTTTGGCGGATTTGTTTATTGTATATGTTGTTGCTCTCTTAAATACCTTAGTTTTTGGTTTTACATTTACTTTCTTCCAAGTAACTGTTAATACAGCAGCACCTGAAGCAGTATCCAATCCAGATAGAGTTACAGTTCTTCCACTAACAGTAAGTTTCTGATTAGTTAGATTCTCTACTTTACCTGTTGTCTTAAATGAAAGGTTGTAATCTTCTTCATCAAATGGTTCTAAGGTTAAATCTGCATCAGTTTCTAAAGTTCCACTGTAAGCATTACTTGCAACTGTAATGTTATATGACTTCTTAAATACAATATCAGCACCATTTAGATCAACAGACGCAACATTATTGTAAGTTAAATCACTGAATAAAAATGCCTTGGAATTATTCTTTACTTCCAAAGTAACTTTAAATAAGTCGTTAACCGATACATCAGCTGATGGAAGAGAACCAGAACAAACATTTTCAACATCCACAGTAGCTTCAAGACTTATTGATGTTGTAGTTGTGGCAGTAACACTATTGTAAGTTGGTACAGAGTTACCAGAAATACTATAACTGATAATATCTCCTGTCTTAATGCCAGCATTGGCAAAGTTAGCACTTGGAGAAGTTATAGTTGATGCAGCACCAGATTTAGCACTAACAGTATATTGAGTAGATTGTGGAGCAAGTAAATGACCAAGATTTAAGATAGGATCAGCACTAAACGGATGATTAGTTGGATCATTACCAACTATCTGTTTAACATCTTCCATTCCATAATCTTCTACCTCTGTGATACTTCTATTTGCAGTAACACCATTAATATAGATTTCTTCATTTTTTTGGAATGAACCAGAAACCTGATAAAGAGTTAACTGTGTAGAATTATTCGCAGAAGTATATGCATAACCAACTGCATTACTATTTTGTCCTTCGATATATGCTGGAAGATTTACATATGTCCCAGCGTTTAATTGAAGGTATGTAAATGTTTGAATATCGTATAATGATGATTCAAAAATTGTAGAAGAATCGGCATAACCAACATTCTTCAATTTCATATCATATACTCTAGCAACACCAACTTGAGTACCACTTTCAGTACCAACAGTTGAGGTTCTCTTATTGAATAATTTTACATAAGAATCTGTACTGATTCCAATAGGGGGAGAACCATAAACATTATTAAGTTCTATCTGCCTACCAACACTAAATGGCAGAGATTCATTTTCAATTCTTTTTGTAGTTCTTGGTTTAGGAACGTCAACAGTTGTAGTATTGAGGGTTTCTATTTCATAACCACGAACATATGCCTTTCCTGGCCCAATAGACAGACACATTAAGTCGTCTGATGGGGTATTTCCCTGTTGAGTTAATTGATTTGAATAATAAGAACCATCATTTCCTATTCTATTATTCAAACACTCCTTAGAAACAATTGGGAATGGTTTAATATAATAATGACCAGATTCGTCATAAGTTCTTCTTGCTAACTCATCACGAATTAAATTATAGTTATCTGTTCCAGCCTTAATGAATTTCTGTAGAACACCGTCTACAACTCTCATTAATTCTATAAAGTTCTCATCATTTAAGTCTGTTAGAGACTTCTTAATTAATGTTGTAGAAAGTTTAAGTCTATCAGCACCAGGCGCAGCAAAGTTGGAAAATCCTCTTGCATTATCATAAAGATCTTCATCACTTGAAGATGCAGTTACCAATTCTTCCCTAATCAATAAACCAATTCTATAAGATGGAGTATTGGTATACTGATCCAAAATAACTGTAGAATCATCAACAGTTACAAAGAATCCTCTAATGAAATACACACCATTAGCAATCTTTGCCGCAGAACCCGTTGCAGTTGAATTAGAAATAACGGTTGTAGCAAAACTAGCACCCTGTCTAATACTGGATAGAGAATAGTTCATATCCTCTTCTAGTAATAGATTTTCACCATCGGCAAAAGATTTCCTAGAGAAATCAGTATCACTAGAACTTACGTACTTAATGTAAAGAGTATATTGTCCTTTTGTTGATGCTCTATTATCAATATACTGTTCTACCTTAGCAGTAACACCACTAGTTTCGCCTTTTATCTTCTTACCTATAAGATTCTCTAAGTATAGAGAAACTGGAATACCTAAGTGACTGTCATCAATCTGAACACAAGTGTATTCTGGATCATATGCAATCTGGCCAGGAATTACAACGGCACCTTCTTTAAAGAAATGTTTACCAAACTTTTCTACCTGATTCTGCAATATTGATTGCAAGGTAGTAAGTTCTCTAGACTGGACAGGTAAACCTGGCTTGAATAGTACCCTCTGATAATTTTTTAACTCATTAAAATCATCAAAGTATGGAGATGAATTTAAGTTAGTATTTTGTGGCATTTTCTTTTAAAACTCCAGTACTATCTTGATGTCTTCCTTCTGACTTGCAGAACGAGGAATAGCGGTTCTATTATCAATATAGATTATTTCACCTGACTTAGTATTAAACTCAGCCGAAGAGATACCAGAACTGAAACTCATTCCAAGTTGGTACGTCTTATTATTTATTGAGGTACTAACACCATTATAGTTAGTATCAACAGAGAGAAGCGAACCCGTGACTGAAGATCCGTTAATAGTAACACCATACCCTGCATTAGGAGCGGATGTAAATGGAATGATCTTATATCCAGTTGCACTAGAAGCAAGACCCATTGGTTGATAGTATTTCAACACTCCAGTTACTTTATCCCAAGATGCCACATATCCAACTGCAGTTGATCCAACACCAACTGTCTGGGTAATTTCAGAATCTACAGCATATGTTGTTGCTGTAGTAATACCACCAAGTTTCAAAGCTTTTAATCCACTGACCATTGCGGTGTCTAGTAATTCTGTACTACTACCGTATACGGTGGGATTTTTTATTAGTCCAACTCTAGCAAAATCATTACCTTCAATAATGTCAGGGTTGGTTTCTATTGTCTCAAATCTAGAATAGAGTAGAGCTCTGTATGCTCCTAATTCTCTATAAATGTCATATCCATGACCACCTTTAGGTGGAATTATCACATTAAAATTAGCAACAGATGTTGTTCCTATACCAGTATTGGTAAGGTTTGCAAGAACACCACCACTCTCACTGCCAGGAGCGCCTGGGAAGAATTGAATCGATCCGTGAGTATATCCTTCTCCACCATCAGTAACAAATACTTCTGAGACCTTTCCGAATGAATCTACAGTAATGGTTGCTTTTCCTCCAGTACCATCACCTAGAATAGGAACATTAGCGAAAGATGTAGAGATAGGTTGATAGTTAGAACCTCTATCATTAACAACAACTACTTCAATCTTACCATCTATAGCGTTAGCCTTTGTTGCAACAGTCTCGCCTTGTTTACCCCAGTTTTCGGGCACTGGTATGTATTCAATAGAATCAAATTTAACGATCTCGGATGGTTTAATCGTATAAAGATATTTCCAAACGTAACCATCGCCACTAGTGCCAGCTGCTCTTGGCTCAAGGTCAACAAATGTGGGTTGGTCATACGAAGGCCTTCCCTTTGGGTTTTCTGGGTCGGATCCATTTTGCAGACAAATGTAAACTTTCAAGTCTTCATTGACTATGTAGTAATTTGCCTCGTACAAACTCCCCTGACTAGTAATAGGTGTGAGATTGTAGATATTGTAGTCATGCCTGTACATCTCGTAAGTAGTACCTGCAACCCATTTTACCTTTCTGACAAGTCTGCGAACATCCTTATCAGTAATCTTTTTCATTGCAATAATGGATTCTTTAATACCATATTCCTCCTCAAATCCATCTAAAGGAGAAGGTGTATCAGTCGCCCAAGTTACAGTACCGCCCGCTTTCGGTTCAATGGAATTAGGCAATCCCATAAAAGCATAATACTTATTTACAGTAGATCCGACCCCGACAAAACTTTGTACGAAAGTCTCGGCGTTCAGAATCCTGAATTGTTCGGATATAATTGCAGGCATTTTAAAAAACTAGTCTTTTTGTTTATTTAGTGTGGTTAAGTTAATGGTTTTAATCTAGAGACTACAGCAGCGGTAGATAATCCTTGATTACCATCAAGTGTGTTGACGAAAAATTCTGTTGGATTTCCTGAACCACGATTCTGATATCCATAAATTTGTCCCCAACTATATTTACCCCAGAAGGTATCAGTAGTT